CCGATACCCGCACTAAACGTCTGAAACCCCGACGCTGCACCAGCAAGCGTAAAGCTACCGGTACCGGCAGTAGTCGAGGTCTCTTGGACGCGATCCGCAAGAACGAAGGCCATCTTAGCCCCCGTTAGGCAATGCGGATGATAGCGTTTGTAGCGTCAGCAGTCGGGAAAATGATCGTAAACGTACCGTTGGTTGAGGTTTTTGCCCCACCAAAGTCCAGGATACACACCGATGGATTTCCGGCCGCAGTACTGTTGTAGATCATTGCACCGTATGCGGTGATCGTTGCGCTCGTAAACGACAAGTCGTTAAAGTCCGTGAACGCCGTCGTACCACTCGAGGTCGGCGTGACATTGGTTAACGAACCGCCGCCCGCGGAATACGATCCAGAAGCTGCTACTTCGTTAGTTGCCGTGTACGCCGTAGTCGCAGCCGTGAAAGATGCGCTGTTATTGTACATCGCCAGCTTAAACGTGTTACCAGTGCTTGCCGTGAAGTTATGTACAGCCTGCATCAGCTCTACCTTGAAGCTGGTGCACATGTAATTTCCAGAAAATGCCATTTTACTCTCCTACCAAATGAACCAACTCATGGTGTCCCGCTTCACGAAGACGTTGCGCAATCGTGGAACGGTCTTGTTCGACAGCCTCTCTTAAGTAAAAGGCTACGACATGCTGAACGCGGTCCTTAAAAGCTCGCGCCTGTGCTTGAATCGCCGGATGGGACTGATCCCCGACGAAAATAATCTTGTCTGCCGCCCGTTGGGCAAGCTCGTCCACGGTCCAGCCGCGCGTATCAGTCGTCGCAACCGAAACCCCGCCCAAAACAACCGGCATTTCTACGTTAATCATGGTCCTGGTGAATCCGATTTAAGAGGTAGGCGGATCATACCATCGCGGTACTCGTCGCGACGGCGGCGTCCTTGCTGCTCGATGCCGAGGCCTTGGATGGCTTGCTTATATGCTCCCATAAAGTACTGGAGCATCTCCGGAGGGCCCTTTGTATAGCTATATGCCTGTATTAAACAGGCGTAGAGCAGTGCTTCCGGGGCGTTATTGCTAATCCAGGTCGTCGTATTGGTCGAAGACAGCTGCGCGGGACGGTAGATATAGCCAAGTTCCACGACCAATGCAGCACTTGGAGTAGGGGCGATATAGAAAGTGTTCTGGTCCCACACCGAATAGTACTTAGGCGTCCCAGTACTAGCCCCATTCGGCCAATATTCCTTCATAAATGACGTATCACGGAAATCCAGAAAGATCTGGTTAGATCCGGAGGTGATCATCATGTACCGATGGGTCAAAATATCGGTGGGAGCGGTCAAAAACTTGTTTCCGCTCGTCAGATTCGTCGTTGCCTCGAGCTTAAACACGTCCAGGTCAATCTCACGGAGGATTTGGTTCTCCGCCATCGTGATAAACGTGTTAATTACCGATTGAGTGAACACGTTTGAGTTCACTTCGGTGTAGTTTCTGATGTTTGTGACCAATTCGTCGTACGTCATGACGTTACCACCGTCACTCCATTAACCACACCCTGAGCAATTAGAGCCTGTCCAAGCACGTATGGACGCATGTCCACGTTGTTTTGAACAGATCCATAGCTCTGAAAAGCCGTAAATCCGGGCGCGCCAACATACACAGACACGGGTTCTATGCGATCGGGCCGCGGATCGCGCAGGGCAATCGCATCGCCACGGTAGCGAAGCGGCTCCAACTGCGGTTCTTTGGGCTCGTAATCGTCCGGACAGACCATGAACCCCTGCCATTGCTTGCGCAAGACGTTATAGGGATATCGCTGGCCACAGAAATCGCACAACCCGTAAGAGTACTTGCCTGTTGCGTATGACACATCAGACTCCTAAGTCGGGAACATACTGCACACTAGCAGTGTCCCGATCCTCCATGGCCGCCCGATTGAAGTCTTCCTCGTAGATCGCCTTCAAGGTACCAACCCGGTCTGGCGCAAACTTCAAAGAAAGCTGGTAGGCAAGGCCAGAAGCCAGGCAGGGCAGGAAACGGAAGTTCACATCGGCATCGTTTGTGTATACACCAGCGTCCTGCATGCGCCGAATACGGTAGTAAACAAACGTGTAGGTCTGATCAGCGGCCGGATAGAAGAAAACCTTAGGCGTGTTAGTCCGCTGCACGTAAAACTGCGCAGGGCGCGCCTCAGTTGTCTTGTCCGGAGTGTTTAACCAGTCCTCACGGCTAATGCGCTCGATGTAAACGTCCGTATTGATGCCCTGGTTGTTCTGCCGAATGATAGCCTCGAGCACATTAACCGTATCCGTAGGCAATGTGATCTCGTTGACGCCTTGAGTCAGTGTGTATGTAGCCTGCTCAATGGTCCAAAGATTCAAACCACGGTTAGCCCAGTCCAAAAACAGCAAGTTGAGCGAGCGACGTGCGGAATTGAGCTGATAACCGCTCGTCGGCCGCATGCCGCATCGCTCAAATGCTTCTTCAACCAAGTCGTCAATCGACAGATTGAAGTCTGTTGTGCCGGAGGTAGCCATTTATTAGCCGCAAGACCCGCCGTAACGCATCTTCTTCGGTGAGCCGCCCTTCTTGTACCGGCCCATCATACCGCCGCCCATCTTGCCCATAGCCATTTGCTTGTGCTGATTGATGGCAGAACTATTCTTGCCCTTCACAGCACCGCCTTTGCGCATCATGAGGACTTTACCGGTCTTCATGCTGGGCTCAGAGGCCATGCGGTTCTTCGGACCACTGCCTACTGCACCGCCGCCACGAATCGCGCAGCCCATTCCACGACCTGCCATGTTACTTCCCCTTCATCGCGCGACCGCGCGCGTCAGACGCTTTACGCTTCATAGCACGTCCGGCTTTGTCGGACATGCCACCCTTTTTCATCTTGCCAATACCATCAGCGGCAAAGGACGGAACCTTTTTGCCACCTTTCTTAACCATCTTCAACTTGCCACGCATTGTCATCCCCTCGAGCCACGAAGCTCGTAAAGTTTAGCCTCAAGACGATCAAATCTTTGGTCAACGTGTGCGACAAACTTTTCGATTCGATCATCTACTTCTTTGCGAGTAATGTGATCTCTCGCAATCTCTTCACGGGTTTTGTTTAACAAGATATTCAAACGATGCAACTCGTCAAACTTCCCCTTCAACATAAATCCCATGCCCATAACAATGGCCGATAGGATGATGTTCCAGATCATGATTTCCATGAATCAGCACTTCCATCGCCGACGCGCCTGTCGAATCCGACTGTTAGGATCTTTGGCCGCTTCGGGGTACATTTTCATTTGACCAGCCGAACGCGCACAAAACGACTTGCGTCGCTTGGCGCGATCCGCACTGGGCTTATCTTCTGTAACTGCGGTTTGGAGTTTGCTACCAGGATTGGCGCGACGATAAGCCGCCACGCCTTTCTTGGTCATGCCAGCGCCTTGTTTTGTAGGGCGAAAGTTGCCGCTTTTGACGGAGGTTTTGATGCCCATTCCTTTACGAACGGCACCGCCTCCACGAAGGGCAATCCCCATCCCACAACGAGACATTAGGCCGGCGCTCCGCCTACGTACAGCACGGTGACGCTTAGCACATCTGCGGAAGACAGCGTGGCATGCACGCCATCCGTCGCAAGAATGCCATCATCCGGAATGATGATGTCATAGGCTCCGGCAGCCGGAGGCGTTCGCACTTCCATCACCGCTGTTCCACCAGAACCACCGGTCTTTAGGGTAATCAAAGCCGCCGTTCCAGTGCAGGTGTAATAAATGCCTTGGATACGAGTGCGGCCATTAACCATATCGCCAGTAGCAATAACGGTTTTTGACTTAACGTCACTACCGAAGCTCATGATGAGCCTCCTATTAGGCTACTTTGACGACAACGACCCGGAAGGTTCCAGAAGCCGGATTGATCGGCGAAGCCGTCACGTTTGCAGCGCGCACCTTGACGGTATTAGCAGCAGAAACGTAAGCGGTTACAACAAGACCGGATTCAATTGCGGCAGGGGCACCAACCATGACGGCATCCCCAACCGAAGCACCAGTAACGGTGATACCAGACGAGTCAGAAGTGGTGTTTGCGCTGATCGACGGGAAGTCGATCGTGGAAGTTGCCGTCAAAACGGCAGTAACGGTGTTGCCAGTGCCCGCGATAAAGCCGTTATCCGAGGCTACCGGGCCAGAAAAAGTAGTACGAGCCATTGCATTGTCCTCACATGCGAGTTAGGTACGTCTGTCTGCATGTCGTCAGCCGGGACTGTCAGACGTACCGGATACCCCGGAGACTTCACTATACGTGATCGAAATACATAGAGAAAGGGGGCCTTGCGGCCCCCTTCCTTTGCCTCTTAGGCAGCGCCGGGCGAACCGAAGATACCGCGCGGATCGCTGTAGCCGAAGCTATAGCGTTCGCGGGCCTTGTATCGCACGTTGCCGGTGTCGAAGTCACCCTCGAAGCCGGTCTTGATCGCCACACGTTGGAACATCTTCATGCCGTTCGGAGCATCGGTCTTAATGAACCATGCATCCGGATCGGTCAAGAAGTGGTTCACGGTATAGCCTTGCGGCACCATGCCCATGTTCTTAACGGCGTTGATGTCGTTATCCGCAGTGCCGACGCGGAGCGTGGACTTGAGGATACGGTCAGCCGTAAACATGAGTTCCTTCGGGATGATCAGCTTCAAGCCTTGGACGGCGATCTTCAGACCACGCTCGTCAACGAACGCAGCGATGTCGATCAACGCCTGCTCCAGCGACGTTTCGCTCAAGTCAGCCGCGGTGGCCAACTTGTTGGCGAGATCCGGACCCGAGAGGGTCGGATGGTCAAGCGCGCAGAGCGTCTTGCCGTCGCCGCCGACCGAGGTCGTGAACGCGCCGTTGAGCACGTTCGCAGCCTTGATCTGCTTGGTCTGAGCCATCGAGCGGGCCAGCGCCTTGGTGTAACGCGCCGAGAGACGGTCGTAGAGGTTGTCCTCCACGGCTTCCTCGGTCAGCGAGAACGCCAACGCGATGGTCTCGTGGGTGTATCGCGCGGTGTAGACTTCCTGCGCCTGGTCGTATGCAACGCCAGCGCCTTCCGTCTTCACCGGAGCCTCACCGAAGCCCGATTCCATCACTTCTTCTTCAAACGCACGATCCGAGGTTTCGACCGAGTAGATCTCGGTGTGCTCGTTCTCGTAGTTCTTGTATTCAAGGCCGAAGAGGGCGTTAAGACCCGGCTCCAGTTCCTTGACCAGTTGTGCACGTGAAATTGCCATGGTTGATTACCCCTTACTGGCCAGCCACACCGGCACTGCCGTACAGGTGCTCGTTGATTTTGACAACCACGACAACGTAGTTCTCGCCCAAGGTATTGCCCGGCACGTCCCACATTCCAACGAGCTTGAGGTTGAGCGCAGCTGCAACGTCAATGGTCGAAGAATCAAGGGTCATCGCCGAGATACCAGTGGTCGTGGAACCCGTGGTCGAGGCAGTGACATCGGCGTTTTTGCCGAAGTCGCCCTGCACGACGTCCTCATCCGCTTGGATGATGAACAACTGGCTCGGGTCGTCGATCACGTCGGCAACGATCTTGCCGGTGGTGATGTTGACGCTGCCCGGATAGTAGTTCTTCCAAGTGGGCTTGCCCGTCGTCGGGTCGATGTAGAAACAACCGTTGAACACACCAACGGCCGCCGTGTGCGACGCGTTGTTGAGCTTAACGATGTAGCCGTCTTTCAAGGTAACCAGGTCGCCCTGGAAAATAGCGCCAGATTGGTTATCCGCAATCTCGTAACCGTACTGCTTCTGGGAACCAGTCGCAGACAAATTGCCGAGGGGGCGGAGACCAAAAGGCTTATTTGCATTAGCCATTTGAGATTCCCTCTAAAAAGTTATTCACTGGCCGTTTTAGGGCCGCCGAATGAAACACGAGACCGGCGCGACGGACGTTCGATGACCATGCTCGAGTGAGCATTGCTTTTCATCAATTCGTTGTCTGCGGCCTGCATTTGGTCGTTTGCGCGCTTGTTGTAGTACGAATTGCGCTCCTCGACAGTCTCTTCGGGAATACGAGCAAGAAGGAGTCCGCCCACGCTGATCACGCCAGCGTGACGACCGTCATCGACGGTCGGCGTCGGGAAGTCGGGGTAGTCTTCCGAACGAACCAGTTCGTAGCCCTCGCGGATACGGCCTGCAATGTTCGTACGGTCCTCTACTCCACCAGCCGAAGCACGAATCCAACGGTGCTTGTAGCCCGGAGGTGCCGGGGGCGCGTCCAAGCGAGAAGGCGGGGCCCACGGCCGGCGTCGCGCATTTTTCCCACGGCTATCAGTGTCACGGGAGGTGCGATTCAAAGTTTTGACGTCCGTCATGTTTCCTTACTCCTTCACGTACTTGGCGTATTCCTCAAGCGGAACGCCCAGCTTTTTTGCAATTGCCACTTGACTCGGTGTCAACTTGACAGTGCGGCGTGCAGTTGTGTTGATCCCGGAGGATCGTGAAGCCGGAGCAACCGTCTGCACGGTTCTTGTTGCTCTGCCCTGCGCACCGGAGGTGTCCGCAAACTTTTGCGGGAAGGCCTCTCGGATACGTTTGTCCAGTTCATCATAGTACTCGTCAGCATTGGGGTCAAACCCCTCAACTTGGATCAACTGACGATGGATACCCCATGCCGCATGGGTCATGACCGTATCCTTACCGTACCACTTGTTTCTCTCCGCCCATTCCTCGACCCGAGGATCGACCTCACGGGCAGGCTGCGCCTGCGGGGCCGGGGCCTGCTGTTGGGCCTGTTGCTGCTGGGCAAGCCACGCCGACCGTTGTTGGGCGGCATCGTCGATTTTGCCCTGTTCCATCGTCAAAGAGGCCAAACGCTGCTGCGCTTCGGTCTCGGTGTCGATATCCCCTTCTTCACGGGCCTTACGGATAATCTGCTTAAGCGCAACAACCTGCGTTTCGATGCGCCCCTTGGCCTCGGTCAAGCGGCCTTCGTCCGATCGGACGTATTGCTGCTCGAGCTCCTGGACCTGGCTCTGCATCTGCTTGGCGTACTGCAGGGCGGCCTGCTCACGGCGCTGCGTTTCGCGCAGGCGAGCCGTCAGCTTGTCGATGCGCTTCTTAACGCTGTCGCTGTACTGGTCAAGTTCCTTTTCCGTTGCCTGCGGAGCAGCCTTTTCCTGAGCCTCTGGGGCCTCCGGCACGACCTCTGCCTTGCCATCCTCGCCCACAGCAACCGTCGCCGGCTGCTCGTCTTCGCCCACGTTAAATTCCAATTCGCTTTGTTCGATAGCCATTGAGTTATCCCCTTACCACATGTGAAGGACGTCTTCGGGATCATTGATCGTCCCGAGAACTTCGTCGTCGTTAATTAGCCGGATCTCACCCCCGTCGATCGGGATGCGCGCCCCCGCGTAACGGCCGAAAATGATCCAGTCGCCAACCCCGCACCACGGCCCCGTAAAGAACTTGTTCTCGTCGTAGTAAGCCAAGGGCCCCATCTTGAGCACGTAGCCACAAACAGTCGCCACTTGCTGCTTACGCTGGGTTTCGTCGGCCAAGGCGATACCGCCCTTGGTTTTTTCCGCCCCGCGGTAGGGAAGGATCGCGAT